GGTTATCCGAACTATGACAAGTCTGAGTTCGACAAGCCTTCTGCACTTTATGATGGTGATGATGCGAAGCTGGAGAAGCTTTGGAAGTCTGAGTATTCACTCAAGGATTTTCTTGATCCAAAACACTTCAAGAGCTATGACGAGCTAAAGACTAAGCTAAATCGTGTTCTTGGTCTTGATGGAGCACCACCTGCTTCGAAGAGCAAGGCATCGGACGAGAAGCCAGCATCAAAGGAAACTGCTCCTTGGTCTGACGATGAAGAAGATGATGACATGAAATTGTTTGAGAAGTTGGCTCGCGACGACTGAGCTAGTGTTGAAAGAGGGGAGTGAAAGCTCCCCTCTTTTTTTATGTTAATGCGTATGCAGCTGCACCATTTTGCATACGCATTAGTGAATTTTCTTCATTTCTTATATTCAGTGGAATTTGGTGTGTTTGTTGTATACCACCACTTCCACCACTAATGTTATTATTGTTTATGATTGTTGGGCCACCACTTTGGGCTTCGTGTTTAGACATAGCTAATTGATTACCCATTTGATTAATTACATCGCCAGTTCTTCTTTGTTCTGGAATTGGTATTGTTGACGATGTGTTTTTAGAAACTAATGGATTATAACTATCATCGTAGATTTGATTATAATTACTTATTGGACGTTGAGGTATTTTTTCTACTTGAGGTGGTCTTCCGGTTTCAGGATATTTTGTATAATCAAGAGACATATCATCTCCTGTATTAGTGATATCAGGTAGATTTTTTTCTATTGATTCTTTGTTTATGCGTTCAATTTCAGTTTGCATTGTTCCACTTTCAATTGGTGGATTCATTGCTCTCTGCATAATCTCTATTTGTTCTTTTGCGCTTTGCTTACTACCACCTAATAATTTTTTACCAATAAATGCACCTGCACTTTGTGCATAATCGCCTAACAACCAATCTGCCACAGATGCACCACCAGTACCACCTGCTACGGCTCCAGCAGCACCTAATGGTACTGATCCTGGTCCAGCACCAGCAGCAGCACCAGCTAAACCGCCAAGAGTTCCGCCGATAGCACCACCAGCACCAGTTATTATTCCACGCCCTGTGGCTCCTCCGCGACTTTCTCCGATTTTATCATCTATTTTTTCTATTGCTTTTTCAGCTTCCTCTTGCGAAATTTCTTTATTTTGAAGTTTTTGAACAACTTCTTGTTTTAACGCCTGTAATTCTGGTACTGTTGTAAGTTCATTTATTGCAACATCTAGACCTGCACCAATTACAGAAGCAACTCCTGTGGCTTTTAAGAATTTAGATCCTGTTTTAACTTTTTCTAAAGTTTTTTCCCACCAAGGTTGCGATTTTGGTGCTGGTGCTTCATAAACACCTGTTTTTGGATTCAATTCTAAATCAACTACAGGCGCTGTTGCTATTTTTGCGGATGTTTTTACTTCTTGTGCGGGTGATGTTATCTTTGGCGGACCAGTCAAATCTTTATTAATTGCAGGAAATGCACGTAAAAAAGTTGATTTATCTTCTTCTGGCGATAAATCGATTGAGTCTCTTTTAATTTCAGGCAATCCGTCTAAAGGATTTGGTTGTATTTTTATTTCTTCTTTTGGAACAATATTTTTTGGTGTTGGTTGTTCTTGTGGTGGTATTTTGTTTGAGTCTTCTAATATTTGTTTTGTGTTAACATTACTTTGATCTTCTTTTGATTTATTTAAAAGATATGCTCCACCACCAATCGCAGCCATTCCTGCAACAAGACCTGCTAATCCTTTTCCTTTTGAACTAAATTTAGGTGATTTAGTTTTACTTCCAGTACCGTCACCTTTTTTTTGTCCAAAATCGGTTATATCTATTCCAGGACCTATACCAGCTCCACCTCCTTGTAAAGAGTTTAATTCTTGAACTTCAGCTATCTTTTTTATAGATTCGTTAATTTGTTTTATATTAGTAGATATATCTACTAAATTTTTTCCTGAATCTGAACTTTTTGAAAACTTTACTGCTATTGTATTTTCGCTAAACAATTTAGTTTTTACTTGTAACAATTCATCGGACATTTTTTTCAAATAGCCATTTGATAAATCTATTTTTTTATCAATAGAGCTAAGAATTTTGTTGGAAGAAGAACGACGACCAGATGATGATTTTGTTTCTGGTGTTGCTGTGGATGATGAATCTTTTGTATATGAAGGTGAAAATGGAGAAACTGTATCGGATTGTATTGGATCTAAAGAAATTTTTTTCTTTTTTACTTTTTTACCATATTCATCCGAACCCAATAGTGGACGATTAGTTTCTAAATTTAGTCCTAGTGCATTTGAAATAGTATTTCTAATTGCTTTTTCAGTTTTGAATCCGAAACTATCTTTTTTGAAAACACTATATGCATAACCACGTGGTGCTTTTGATGCTATTTTTTGTCCTATCGCATCAACGTTAGGTATTCTTGATTTTCCTGGAGTTGGTATTTGCTGAGTTTTGTCTTGTTCTTGATTTGGTTGAGTTATATTTCCTAGTTTTTCTTGAACTTCTTTTTTAGCAACTTTGCCCAATTTGCCTGATGATGTGATTTCTTTCCACATTCCTGTACCAAAGGCTTGCGTATCAAATGCATAACTTTTAGTACCAACTTTTTTGACGGTTTTATTCATTGATTTATCTTCTTCTTTGTTGTTGTAGTAGTTTTATTCTTTCGTTTTCGGTGTTAATGTATTGAATTAGCAATAGTGTATAAACGTCTCTTTCCCAGGGCATCATATTTTCAAGCTCGGTCAAACTATATTTGTGATGTTGCATCAATGAAAAATTAGTTGAAAAATAGTTAGATAAACTTTCATGACCGAGCATTAAACGAAAAAATTTGTCATACCCTCCACAGGAATAACATGATCATAATTACATTTTTCACACTTGTGATTAATTATACTTTTGATCTTAGGAAATGTATCAAAGAAAGTTTCTATTTGATCAAAACTTGCTTTTGGCACATTTTCAATATAATCAATGATATCTTTCTTAGTCATTTCTTTCGTATAATATACATTATCTTTATCAAAGAAGTAATCAATACACGATACTATCATATCTAGTGCTTTTTCAGTTGATGATTTTTCTGATTTTACATTTTCAATTAAGTATTCTGTTAGTTCAAATCCAGGATATTTCATTACAACACCAACATCTTTTGTAAAAAATATTGTTTTATTGTGTTGTGGATTTTTTTCAACTATTACTTCATTTAAATCATATTCAAATTCCATCAAATGATTACACTCTTTATTTTCTTCTATGGTATTTTTACATCTAAAAGAAAGTTTTACTTTTTCACCCACTGATGTCATTCTTAGCTTCACAAAAAAGTATTCTATGTCAAAAGATGAAAGTTCTTGTACATCAAATTTTTCATCTACGATACAATTTGAAATAATTTGTCGTATTGCTCTTATTGAATCTTTTTCGTCATTGCTTTCCATTGCCATCAATAGGATTTTTTGTTCTTTTACAAGAAAAGGTCTATACTTAATTTTTTTCCCAGAAGAAGGAACTACAAAGTCATAAGTCGGCAAATCAATTTTTGGTAATTTCATAATTTATCCTTTCTATATTATCTACGAAAAAGAAGAGCCCTCAAAGCTCTTACACCTATTTCAAGTGGTTTAGTACCAAAAGAAGTTAATCCATTTTGCTGAGGTGGTGGTAAAGCCAATGGTGCTCTTGTTGAAGGTGCAGGTAGTGATCCTGGCGTTTGAGGTTGTGGTAAAGCCAATGGTGCTCTTGTTGAAGGTGCAGGTAGTGATCCTGGCGTTTGAGGTTGTGGTATTTGTTGAGGTAACGTTGCAGGAGATTTAACTGACTCTGACACTGTTTGTGGTATTTGTTGAGGTAACGTTGCAGGAGATTTAACTGACTCTAGCACTGTTTGTGGTATTTGTTGAGGTATAGAATTTCGGATCCGATTAGGTATTGATCTTATCTGAGGAATGGGATCTGGTGTTGGACCAACAATTTTACCATTGTCACTACCGCCAATCTGTCTTGGAATTTGTGTAGTGATTGGTGGCGCAGAAGTTTGACCGGGACTACCTGGAGCACATTCACATTGATCTGTAAATGTTGAATACTCGTATGTAAATACAACAGGCAATCTTGCAACACTTTCATCAGCCCATGAAAGAGATACTGCCCCAGTTTGTACTGGATATGCTCCAACAAAAGACATCATATATGATGGAACATCATCGTTATCATAGCATACAACATCTATTTTAGTATTGTATTCGTCTTTATATCTAAAATTATGATATACATAATCTAAATTTGGTTTTTCTCCAGGATATGGATTAATGTAATTGATCCAATTTTCAAATATTCTTTTTTCGCCCATTCCAGTATTGGATAATCCTTTTTTATTTGCGGACAATAAAAATGTAAGTTGAATATCAGGAAAAGCTGTTTGCATTGGATATTGGATTATAGGACCATATGTTCTATGATTAAATGTTGATAATTGTCTTCCTGGTAAATCTATAGCTTCACATCTTAAACTCAAAATCTCATTGTAATTAGAACTAAATCCATCTTGTGTGTTGCAACAAGAGGGTAAATTGTAAAAAAATGCCTTAAATCTACTTCTTCTTTGTAGATCATGAAAAGAGTTTAACATATCAAGAAAAGTTTGAACTTCTGAAGACATTTTAAGTATATTTCTTTCTAGAATTAGCGAATACTTTTTGTTTTGTCGCTCCTATAAAACTTTCAACTGGCAAAAATATCGCAATATCCCATTCGTTAGCATCAATTCGCAAAAAACGAGATTGAATATGTTGCGATAAATATCTTTTTATACAAGGACGAAAATAATCTACTTTTGATAATCCTTTTAGCATTTGATATGAGACCGCAATTCTTGTAGATTCATCATATTTGTTGTTTTGAGTAAAAGCACTTAATGAGTCTAATAGTTTTGCTCTAGGAACAGGAGCAAGATAATGTAGATTTAAGCCTAAAAACCCATCTGGATATGGTTCTATAGGTATTACAAGAGGAAATAAGTCATAGAAAGGAAGATCATTTTTCAATTTTGGATTATAAGTAAAGAAATACATTCCTCCTAGATCAAAATTTGTTTGTTGACGTTTTCTATCACGCATAAGCGTGTTTGGCGTAAGACCGTTTAAGTCTTTAACCTTATTTTTGATCCATTGTCTAGCTTTATTTGAACTTGTGGCTAGATTCTGTTTCTGTAATTCTTTTTGTAATCTATCTAATATGGCCATATTACTATTTATTTGATTCCTAGATCTTCTTCTGTAAGAACTTTGAATTCCCAATTTCTATCTAAACAGTATTCTGTAGCTGCTTTCCATTTAGCTTCATTGACACCCCACGTTACAACTTCAGATATGTATTTTTGTGTTATTCTAGATCTTTTTTGAGGTGGTATGGACTCTTTTTTTGGCTTTATTTCCCATATCATTTCTCTTATTTTTCCCGTTTTGTCTCTAACTTTAACATAGAAATCAGGAAAATAACGATGCATTTTATTATCAATTGGCGAAAAATAGGGTATAACAATTTCTTCAGATGACCATTGTATTACTGATGGATTTGTGTCTAGAAATACCATCACTCTTCGTTCCCATAGACTACGATATATGATTCTTGTTGGATCACCTCGATATTTTTTATTATTTACTGGAATAAAACGACCTTTGTATGACATGATAAATATATAAAACCTAGGATTTTGTTAATGCCAAATCTAAAAAGATTACAAAATAGACCCGAAGGGGCTCCGGCACCATTAAGAGCCCTATCAGAAAATAAATTTCAATTTGCTCAACATACTTATCCATTAAGTATTGATCAATTGTCACATTGTATATTATTTAACGTAAATGTTCATTCAACAAGTAGAGATTTTGGCAGTGGATCTTCTGGAACTGGTTCAAGAGAATCTACGCCACGCACATCAAGAGAAACAAGAAGTCCAAGTGAAGCACCTCGTTATAATCAAAATACACGTTATCAGTCAGGATATCCTGGATTGACAAGAAAAACAGTTAGAACAGAAAGAGCAATTGCTTTACATGTTCCTGATACAGTCGTTTTTGACGCAACACAAAGATATGAAACACCAAGTCTTCTTGATAAATTTGGACTTGGTGGAGTTGGACTTGTTACTGGAGCTAGTAAAGCTGGAATTGAACTTTCTGCATTGATTGGAGGAGCTAGTGCAATTGCTGCTGCAGCAGCTCGTGGCACAGCAGGATTAGGAAAAGTAATTGCGGCTGTTACAGGAGCCAATAGAATTGCTACTAATGCTGCAAAAACAGGAGTGCAAGTTTTTGGATATGCTATAAATCCTGTAATAGAAGTTATGTATCAACATCCTGAGTTAAGAAAATTTAGATTTGATTTTGTGTTTTCGCCCAGAAATGATAAAGAAGCTGATTCAGTATGGGAAATAATATATGAATTTAGAAGACATGCAGCACCAGAATTTTTGGATAATTCTGGAGGATTGATACTTGTTCCTCCATCAGATTTTGATATTACATTTATGAGAAAATCAAGTTCAGGATTTGTTGAAAATACGAATATACCTAGAATATCAACATGTGCGTTACAAGATGTTATGGTTGATTATGCATCAGCTGGACAATATGCAACATTTACTGATGGTATGCCTATTCAAATAAGAATGACATTGTCTTTCATAGAATTAGGTATCATAACCAGAGAAGATATAGATAAGGGTTACTAATGGCATTTTTTGAAAATTTTCCAATTATTGGTTATAGTATAACTGGCGAGCGACCTGTTCAAAGAAAAGTTGTTACAGACATATTGTCTCGCGTAAAAATGTTATCTAGTATTAAAACACAAACTTTAGTTTACTATACATACGATGTGCAAGATGGTGAAACGCCAGAAATAATTGCATCAAAGTATTATGACAATTCAAATAGACATTGGCTAATACTTTTTGCAAATGACATAATTGATCCTTTTTACGACTGGCCTCTAACATACACAAATTTTTTAAATTACATAAAAGACAAATATGGTAGTTATCAACTAGCGCAAACAACAATTCATCATTATGAAAAAGTAATAACTAAAATTGATTCTGTAACAAATACAACGACAGTTAGAAGATATATAATTGATCAAGGAACATATAACAATTTACCCTCAACAAATACTCAATCATATAATCTTCAAGATGGAAATGTTTTGAAAATTATAACAGAAAAGAAAATAGTGTATTCATATGATTATGAAGAAGAATTAAACGAATCAAAAAGAAAAATAAAAATTATAGATAAAAAATATGTTACACAAATTGAAAATGAACTAACAGCGCTATTATCCAC